CATACTAGCTTCACATGTGTGAATGAACTTATTAATCGGACATTCCTTGCAATCTGATTCACTACATGTTCCATACATTAGACATAATGTACATTCAGCTTTTCTCTGGCCAATATATTTAACAGCATTATCAGTGAATGTCTGTTCATGCGTCTCGATATGTATTTCATCAGGATTTGCTTTTATCATATAGCCCTCCTTAATATGCGTATATAAAATTACAATAAAGCAATGCAAAAGAATCATCACACTCATTGTATATATTCATAATCATTCCTGTAATTGCGCTGTTATCCATACATATTAGTACTGAAACATAATAGCCATTATATCTCATACAATGCTGCACAGCTGTATCTAAAGCAGGGTTATCATATTTAATACGTACAGAAGAATAATCAGGCACATAATTATAACGTTTTTCAATAACAAAAACAAGCTCATCAAAGAATGCTTGCAAATTAAAAAAAGCTGATGCGTCATAACAGAAATATGCGCACACTTCAGAGCTACTGTAAAGCTGTACCAACTCAAATGTTTCACCATACTTATTTAATAAAGATGGCTTCCTTATAGAAGTAGTATCTGCTCGTAAAGATGTACAGCATGTAAATAAAAACAGACAGCAGATAATAAAAATACGACGCATAATAATCCTCCTCCTATCGCATAAATATAAGGCAACCCCGAAAGTACATGTATACTATCGGGGTTTTTAATAGCAGCTAATTACTTACAAATTGATATTTTATGCATCATTTGTTTGATGGCTTTGTTTCAGCTGGCTTTGCTTCAGCTGGCTTTGCTTCAGCTGGCTTTGCTTCAGCTGGCTTTGCTTCAACTGACTTGTAGTTCAAAGACTTGAGTACGAACTTTGATTCAACAGGTGATGCAGCGTTCTCTTCAAATACAACCTGGATTCCTTTTTCAAGCCACAGCTTTGTGTAATGACTGATTTCAGCCTTACCTTTAAGAGTCTTGTCAAAGACATCACGAAGTGTAACAGATGTACCAACAGTTGGATTTTCACCAAACAGCTGACTGAATACTGAAGTACCTGCTACGCGGCCTGTTGTTGGGAAAGCGATACCATTTAGAAGCTGCTGCATATTGCTATCAAGCTTGTCATAAACATTAAGCTTCTTGAGCTTTTCAATGAGTTCCTGAGTGAGAGCAACACGCTTTTCATTTTCCTTCTTCTTGTTCTCAAGCCAGGCCTTTGCTGATGCAGCCTTCTTAGCCTTCTGTTCATCTGTAAGTGCTGTTGTATTTACAGCCTTTACTTCTGCAGCCTTTACTTCTGCAGCCTTTACATTCTTTGTGTCTACCTTTTCCATGGCGAACTCCTTAAAAATATTATTTTAGGCTTTGATAACCTTACAATAATAATTATATATTAAAAATAAATAAATAATATTTTTTAATTAAAAATATTATTTATGCGTGTATAATTGTCATACATTTCAGGAGGGATGCCAATTCTCCAGGACCCTCATCAACTGTAATGTCATCAGGGAAGCCATTAAAATAAATAGTACTTCCCTTTATCATTGCAATTTTTCTGACGTTGACAAAAACAATATTCCCTGAAACATGCAGCATTAAAAATTGTACAGACATAACGTTCTCCTTTCTAATAAGATTAGGTAAAAATACCATAAGATAATTTTTAATATATTTAATAAATATATTAGCCTCCATTTTAATTAAAAAATTATTATTGGATTTTATAAAAATTATAAAAATCAAATATAAAAAATTTAATTAAACAAACGGGACAATATATTTATAATAAATATATTAAAAAACGAAGATAAGTATCAAGCAGCAATTGCACGGTCAGGTCACACGTAGAACTGAGATTTAAATCAAGTTCAGTCTGTGTTTGCTCTTCATATGCTTGCTTTATCTGCTGCAGTGTGTTGTATGCTATTGCTAAATCAAATTGATGCAAGAAACTGTAAATATATTCTTCTACAGTTACGCCTTGCTGTGGCATAATACATAAGTCGCTCATATCAAGTAGCAATTGTGCAGTAAGCTTTTCCTTTGGAACCCACAAAGCAGTACCTTGCCTGACGTCGACCTTATTATTACTGTAATGCAGCACATTACGTACTAGTAGAATCGAATCCTTGCAGCTGACAAGTGTAATACAACAGCGATTATGCATAGCGTAACTGTAGTTCACCATCCAGGCTTGCTGTCCCGGTCTCCACTGTACACGCACGTTGTTCTTTTTCTGCAGTGTTTTGTCGTTCTTGAGTTCTATCCACACGTCATGCTTGTTGCCTGTAGCATATATGTCAGGAATACCATTACCTGTACCATGACTCTCAATTCTTGTATACACAAGATGGACCTTGTTTCTTAGCCAGTCGTAAAACTTTGCTTCTGTATCAAACACAAGTATACTCCATATTATTTTCTTTTACCATCGTGCACGAGCCTATCAAAAGCAGTGCATGCTTGAGCATCATCAATGAACATTGAATCATTACAATAAGATAGTAGCTGCTGCAGTAAACGTAACGTACCGATATTTTTCTTGGCTAACGACCTTGCTACAGCAGCACCCATATAAGTTAAGTCTTTACCATCTGGCGTGCGATTGTTACAAGCACACTTATAGATGTTCTTGTAAATTTCCAATTGCTCAATGATTATCTTCAGCATGTATTCTTTGTCCATTATTCACCTCTTATTTTATGCAGGAACCTTTTGACATAATAGATAATGTCATTGTACCATCTACTATCATATAGTAGCGTGACTATAGCTGAAATAATTACAGCAAAGAATACTAAGCCGAACATGAAACCGATTAGCATGCTACTATCAGCAGATTCAGCTAAATCACTGATGCTATAGAATTTCATATGTCTTTCTCCTTGAAATATTGTACTATAGCATGCTCAGACAGTGCATCAGTATCACGAATCCTATCCTGCAATATCGCAAGCCATGATTTGATACTGTCTATATCACGGACAGGTCTACCATCAAGAATCCACTGCTTGATAACAGCAGCAGCCAATGCTGTAACACAATCTTTGTGCAATCTTTTTTCTTCATTTGTGTATTCATTATCTTTCATTGCTATCCTCCTTATGCAATGCTATAATAGCTGTTTTCATGTCGATATTGAGTGGTAAATTCAAAGCCTTCTGCTTGTAGCCAAGACTAGCATTATGATAGAACCTAGCTAAACTGCTTTCGCCATTCTGCATGTATTTCACTGCTCTACGTTCAGCAATGTCTGATTTCTGCATTAAAAACTGATATTCAGTACCCATAAATTATCTCCTTGTAGCAGGGAACGAAGTCCCTGCATATTATATTTAAGCAAAATACTGGCCGAATACCTGTGCATTGCGCATCATGTAATTTACATAGAATTCTCCGCACACAAGCTCAGTAAACACACGTTTTTCTATAAGTAGTTGAGCCAGTTCATCAATATTTGTTACTGTACCATAAGCAATGCAGACATTATTCTGTATTATAGCAGCAAGGAATACAGGAGCATCTGGAGCATCTGGAGCATCTGGAGCATCTGGAGCATCTGGAGCATCTGGAGCATCTGGAGCATCTGGAGCATCAGTTTGCTGCGCACTACGCAAATCCATTGATACAGGTGTTATATTAAGATAGACTTTTTCTTCATTTTTCAGGTCATTGCTACTTGTATGATACGAAATATCAATATTCTGCTTTGCGCAGTTACATGTAAGGGCATGACCAAGACTGTCCAATGCGTCGATATCAAAACCTTCACAGCCATATTCCATCTGCACAAGTGCATGCATCTTGGCCATTGAATCCTGCAACGCTGCTAATTGTTCATTAAACGCATGGCTTACGGCCACGAATTCTTCCATTTCCTTTGTCTTAAACATACTAATCTCCTTAAAATCGCTAGAATAACTGGTCAAAGCACATGTGCGTTCTGCTAGTGCATTTTGACCATACTTGCTACACTATATTTCAAAGCAGAAGGTGACTGTATCAGTCATCCATGCTTTTTTTCCTTTTTTATCTTCGCTAATTATGAATTTATCCTTGTTCTCAAATTTGTCGTGTTCAATGCGCTGATAATACCAATCACGCTTGGTGACAACAGGTGCTTTAATGCAGCGGCACTGCGAAAACCTAGATAAATCAAGTTTCTTGCTGAATACATCAGCAACTGTCAATTTGATTTCATACATAGCATACCTCTCATGTTACACTACTAGTGCGTCAGTATAATTCTCACACCCAGGTGTAAAATTCTGTGCTCAATAAATCAAGGGAAACTCCCCTGTATACAGATACACTCGTCAAAATGTATCTGCATCTAGGTCCAGCTACATTGTACTGTTGCTGGACCCTTGATTTATTTAGGCCTGTGGCTTTTCCTCAGCCTGTGGCTTTTCCTCAGCCTGTGGCTTTTCCTCAGCCTGCAGGAGGGCTAGAAGTGCTGCCTTCTGTTCTGGTGTCATTCCGCTGGCAAGCTTTTCAGCCTTTGCTACCATCGGGTCAGGTGGCATGATATTGTCGATAATCGTATCAATATCCTTCAGGTCTGTGCCCTTGAGCTGTTCCATGTTGTGCAGGATGTCCTTCAAGGTCAAGAGTCCCTTACGTAGCTCATCTGCCTTTGTGGAATTAGCTGTGCTACGAGGTGTGCCTGTACCTTCAGAATCCTTCCTCTTGTTGTTTGCAGCAGCCTTTTCGTCCTTTGTCCAGCACTTAGTTGAGATGCAAAGGCTTTCCCCATTTGATGCTATGACCTTAACGCGGCCGACCTTTGAATCCTGACTACGAGGCGTAACCTCTGTGAAGGGTTCCTGGGTCCATGGGTCAATGAAGAATTCGCCTGAGCCATTACACCAGCCATTAGCCTTACAGCTGTCCATAAATTCCTTTGTCATTTTCATATCGTACTCCTCGGTTAGGGGCTATTAGATTTATTTTCTGGGTTTTTTAGCCTCTAACCTTATATTATATAAATACCTCAAGGTACCTGGATACAAAAACAAGCACAGACAATTTTTTACCAAAATTCTAGAAAAAGAAAACGGGCTAGTTAATCAAGACACTAGTAACACTAAGCCAGACTGAAGCAATGCGTTGTTACAAGAACGAACCTCGCGACATGTACATGCTACAAAAACACAAGTTATACTTCACAGTTTGCGCAAGAACGACGCATGCAACACGCTGCGATGAAGAAAAATCACGCAACAACATAAATTAAATTTTAATATATCTATAGTGAACAACACCTATATAAACGTATACCTGGGCCATTTTTATAAATGTAGTGTCCATATTTATTTTATTATATTATATGAAATTATAAATATATTATGCTATTTTTAAAATAAAATTAAGTCAGTCTGAGTTTCAAAAAATTGTGGAAAATCAAATTGAAAAAAGGAACCATAAAAATTAGACAGTACATTGATAAAATGAATATATTAAAATAGCAGCATGTAATGTTGTTCTTCATAGCATATCGTTGCTTTTATCTGTCATCGTTGCTCGTGCGCTTATAAATCTACTACATTTACAATTGCTTTGTTTTTATTGAAAATTAAATTAGAGGTGTTCTATGATTAATATATTATGCAAAGCAAAAGATAGCATTAAACTGCTAGATATTAGCCCATTTCAAGGTAACTTGAAGAAGAGAGATGGCACTGATATTAGTGAATTGACTAAGTCACTTGTCAGTGATGGTCTTGTCATGCCCTTTGTTATTTGGAGACATGACAATAAGAACAGTCTACTTGATGGTCACGGTAGACTAGAAGCATTACTATTGTTATCTGTTGAACAGCCTGATATTTTAAAACAGGAATTCCCTTGTCTATTTGTACAAGCGCAGACAGAAGCTGAAGCTAGAAAAGCTTTACTCCAAATCTCATCACAGTATGGCAAGATGACAAAGAAAGGTGTCTTGGAATTTACTGCTAGTATTCCTGAGTACGTTACGCCTTCAATACAAAAGTACGTAGCGCCTGTTCAAAAGGTACCTACCATTAAAAAAGACCTAGCGCATAAGATTATCCGTATACGTATTCCTGCAGATAAATATGATGCTGTAAAAAGTACATTATCACAGATTAGTTATATAGAGGTATTGTAATGAATATTCTTGCGCCTACAGAACAGAATGAAAACAAGACTGAAAAAATAGATATAAAGTCAATGACAGCTTTGTCAAAAGAAATGCTTGCTGAACCTGCAGGCGTGAGAATACCTAAAACTGCAAAAGTTGTCGAAACAGATACAGAATCAGTTTATGAAGTGGCTGCAATGCAGCACATGACTCTTCGCACATTTGTTGAGCAGGATGCTGATTATGCACTAGCTGTTGCTGAAAAGTGTTACGCTAGATGGACGAATATAAGCAATGCTGCCTTATTTAATGGCGGCGTTGAGACGCCTTCTGGATTTATTACATTCAGCACAGGGCAATATAAGTTGCTAGAATCTCGTGTAGCACAGGCTAGAAAAGAGCTTGGTGATGTACAGGATTTAATTGCTGTAATGCCGATGCCTGGTGAAAAACGACGTGACCATGTTATCCGTATGCTTTATGTTAATGCTGTGCTTAGAAAAGACACAAAGGCTTTGACATACTTAATTGACCGTGTTGAAGGTAGACCTGTTGAAGCACGTGCTGCTGAGCTTGACTATGATAATGCATATAATATTTATATGATTATTCATACACTGTTTGATAAGCAGTTACAGGTTCTGAATGCTGGTAATGGCACTATTCTTATTTGCTGCTCACGTCGTGCAGGTAAGACGCATCTCTTGGTTGCAGCAGCATTGATTGAGTGCTTGAGGAAATCTAACACTAAGTGTATCTATATTGGTGAAACAATGGAATTAACAGAAGAGTTAGTTGATTCTGCAATGAATGAGATTATTCAAACATGTAATCTTCGTGATAAAAAAGGAAGACCATTTAACTGGCGTCATATGGACAATGGCTCTAAGATACTTGTTCGTGGTTTGTCTAATACAAAAGACCCTGACCAGATTCGTGGTAACAAAGCAAAAGTAATTGTTATTGATGAATTCTTCCATCTTAAGTCTGATTTGCTTGAATATTTACAACGTGAAGTTTTACAGCCTATGCAGATGGATTATGCAGATGATTACAAATTTATTTGTGCTGGTACACCGCCACAGATTAAAGGAACGTATGGTGAGAATGCTTGGAAGACATGGGAAGTACCTCACTTCCAGTGGACATGGCGTGATAACCCTCACCCTGTCGATATAGCTGCTCGTGAAGCTTATGTTGAAAATGTTCTTGCTGAAAAAGGACTTACATGGGATTCTCCATTTGCACGACGTGAGTATAATGGAGAGTGGGCATATGACGATGACCTTCTGTTGTATCCAAATGTGCACACATATAATCCTATTGATAGCATACCTCAGTATAACATTACTCGTGTCATGTTTGGTATTGACTATGGCGTATCTGATAGTGATGCTATAATTGGTATTGCGTGGTCTGGCGATGAGCAAAAAGGCTTTCAGTTTTATGAAGCTAAATTTAATCGCTATGATATTAAAGATAAAACAATATCACAGCTTGAGTATTTAAAATCAAAAGTATATGAAGCATGGGATATGGCTTTGCAGTTCTTTCCTAATATGTCAAAACATGAAGCGAATAAACGTATTTTATGGGACGCAGATAGTAATGACCAGCATATTACACAAGAACTATGCATGTCTATAGAATATCCTTATGTTACAGAAGAAGGTGAAGAGAAGAAGCTTTCATTGGATATACGTAATGCACATAAAACAGACAAGAAGACAATGTGGGATAAGATTGACGATTGTATGCGTACTGGACGCTTGTTACTCATGGCTGAAAGTAAAGTTGTACATGAATGTATGTCTACTATTTTGTTACGTGGTAAGAATGGAGAGATATTTAATGAAATTGATGAAGGAGCTTATCATCCAGATTTGTTGCCTGCATTGCGTTATGCTATGTGGAATGCAATAGGTTGCTGTTAATTTTACTACATTTACTTTAGTAGAATTATCTTAATATAATATTTAAGAGGTATGCTATGAAAATAAAGCATGATAAGGAACCGTCATTATTCAAACAGCTTATCGCAATATTATTTGAACAAGCTAAACGTAGAAAAGCGTTACGAATTCTTGAGAAACAAGCTTGGTCTACAGATTATCTTATATTTCTTATGCGTAAAGCTAATTTAGGCAGTGATGTTACTTTTACTGTTACGAATAGATTTAATGAAACAATCAAAATACATGTAGATAAGCATTCAAGTATTGTAGACCCTGATGATGATATATTTAACCATCTTGATGACAGTGTAGCAATTGCAAAATTTATACAGAATAATAGCGTGAGGTAGTTTGATGACTGGTAATTATGTTTTTAGGTTTTATAATAGAGATAACGATGGCAATTTGGTTTCACCGTTTGTCTCTGCAAAGAATGAAATGCACACAACGCATTCGCAAGTTTCTAAAGCAAAAGTTGGTGAAGAACAGGAAAGTAACAAAAAATATAAGCTTGACAATTGGCCACCAGATGACGCTCCTGATGAAGTTTATGTGAAGCAGGACCCACATGAACCTATTAAAAGTTTTATACCTAAATACAGAAAAGGTTTATCTGTTATAGGTAGACCAACTTCAGCGTCTGAGTTTGTAGATTTTTCTTCATTTCTTACTGACCCTCAGTTTTTTAATATGGCAACAGAGCCGCACACAGCCAAGGTTATTTCAGCATATCTACGTGAATTTATTGCAAAAATAAAATTAAGACCAAACACAGCGTATGGTAAGAATGAAAAATTTACGCAGTACATTGATTTAGCTGAAAAAGACCTCGATGACAATAATTTTGAACGTGCACTATCTAATATAAGTAGAGCTAATTCTAATATAACTAGGGCATATTCTGATGCATGGCATAAAGAATTTGATGATATTGTCAAAGACCTTGGTATGGATGAAGCAACTGACCAATACTCTAGTGATATGGATGCACTTTGGAATGATTTTAAACAGTCAATGACGCCAACGTATTACATGAGTAATAACGCACTTACTAAAGCATTAAACAGAATGTCAGATGCAAATGCTGATGCAGAGTATGAGCATGTTCTACGTGCGATAAAAGATACGTATGATTCACTTCCTTTGGATACTGAACTATATCTTGCAGGCGCTGACCTTGATGATTTAATTACAACTAATAAAGTAATTAATGATTCATTAACTACACAGCGTGATTTTCCTCAGGAGCTTGTATTTACAAAAATACTACCAAAACGCAAATTGGATTTGGATAAGTTTTCTGATACAATGAGTAGCTTTGATAAAAAGAAGAAAGCAGGTGCATCTGCACGAGATATATTTTATGATACATTTAAAGAGGACCCTGACCTTCTTATATCAGATACAACAGCAAAACAGATTATACGTGATTTATCACAGGACTCACAGCAGGCGTCTTTTAATGATATAATTGACGTATTCAATTGTATGCGAGGTTGTTAATATGAGAGTAAATGGTATTAATTATGAATTTGACAACGTTCTTCAAGTCAGTAGACCTACACTGTATCCAGGCGCTTCTACTGATAATTGGTCTATACCTGAAGAAATATCTGCAGATTTTAGCCGTTTGAATAATGTTATTGAAATGAAATACTCTGTAGAGTATTTAAAAATTTGTGCATTCTACAATAAGAAGTTTCAGTCATTACGACATAGTACATGGTCATATAGCACATATAATGCGCAAGCATTTACGCAATTAGACCAAGAGCGCTCAGATACAGGCTCTGGTATTGCAATGAACTATTTGAAGCAAATCGTTGACCAAGTTACATCGAGACTTGGTACTATAAAATTTACGCCGTTTTTGATTTCTGAAGAGCAGACGTTTGAATATATTGTGTACCATGATGATGTTGAACGCATTATACGAATGCTTATAGAACAGAATAACGTGAACAGGCTGTGTACAGAAGTATTTCATGATGCATCTATTCTTGGATACAGTTACATTTTTGTTGACCCATTTACTGGTAAATTAATTAAAGCGTCTGATTATGAAGTAGGTTTATTTGAAAGTCAAATGACTTCACACAGTATAACACAGATGCTGTATAGGAACTACTCTTTTCCTACAGCTGAAGCTATTAAATATCTTGAAACATGTACTGAAGAGCAGAGAGAGGAAATTAAGAAAAATCTTACTGACACTGTTTCAGTTGATTTCTGTATGTATTTTAATTGTTTAACGCAGACATGCCATGTTACTATAAATGGTAAAGTTTTACCTGCAAAGATATACCCTTTCCCTAAGGTTCTTGTTTCTATTATGCAATGGGATGTTGGATTTTCGGCAGTCACTACTACAAGCTTGTTTGATTTATTGTACCCTGTTCAGAGAGAAGTAAATAAAATCAATGCAAAAATACAGCAGCTTATACGTATGTATAAAGGTGCAACGCCTATATTCAACAGTGATGTTGAGATAGCTATGCGTAGTATTACTAATGGTTCAGGTGAATGCCTGTACGTTGATTCAACAAGGCCATTGGACACATTGTGTACAGTTATAAATCCAACACCGATTGATTCTGAACTTACAGCGCTTGTAACAGAATATAAATCGATTATGTATGAGCTTGCTGGTTTACAAAGTAGTACATTTGATATGAATAACATGCGTTCAGCTGCAGCTGTTGTCGCGCTTGACCAGACAAGAGATAGCATATTCCAAGCACAATTAGCTGGACTATCTGATTTTATTACAGACGTTCTTTGTAATATAGTAGCATATTTTGCAGGCTATAAAACAGATGAAGAGAATAATTATAGCATTGACTGGCCTTCTGTTTATAAGCTTGTAACTACAGCACATGTGTCATTGAAACCTGTACATGTCAATGACCCATTGAGTGATGAGATGGCTTCACGCAATGAGCCTATTGATTACGTCAAATTGAGTACTGCTCGTGTTCTTTTACGTGTGATTAAAGGCGAATATAATTATGCAACATTACCTTATTACATAGACAAAAATCAAGTAACATTATTGTTAGCAGCATCACTTGTTAAGTTTGAAGCATTAAATATTAATGTACCTGATTCTGTACATGAATTCTTAATCGCTGCATTTGTTGACGCAATTAAATATGGCGAAGTAATCTTATAGGAGAAGTAAATGGATAACAGCAATAAAACAAATATCAATCTCGATGCGCCACTTGATATATCTTCTAGTGACATGCTTGTGCCAGTAAATTCTCCTACATTCCAGCATAACTGGCAAAAATATCAAGGAAAATATTTGCCGAACAGTTTACGTTACGAGCAAAATGGTTGGGCTGCTGATTGGAATGTATACGACTTTATATATAATATCTTCAGTCAAAAGATTGATGATTTGTATTTCACGCTGGTAAAGCAGAATGATAATCCAACATACAGACTTACAGCGTATGATAATGAAGAATTGAGTAAAGAAATAATATCTTTTTTGGTTAATAAAGATTTTATTTTGCAATCATGCTCGTTACCTAATGTGACTGTTGATAAAGATACAAATACATTATTTGGCAAATTTAAGGATGTACCATTTTCCATTGAATGGAATTCTTCAACGAATACAGCCACATTGCACAGTGCTAGCAATTATACGCTGAATGCGCATACTGATGATTCATTACGTACAACTTTTGAAATTGTAGATGATGACTCAGCTATTAATATTGACTTCTCATTCACACAAGCAAGTTCATTGAAATGCAATGAAAGTGAATATGCATTTACTAATGCTCAAGATTCTGATGTTATGTGGTCTGACGCATTTGCGTATAACGCAGATACGCAGACGCTTAATATCACTATGTATAATACAAGTGTAGCTGTCACAGTTATTGATGATTCTTCATTCACAGCAGACGCTAATATCAATGCTATTACAGATGGTAGCGTTGATTATAAAGTTAATAGCTCTGTTTATAAATTTGTTACTGATAACAAGTGTCTATCTACTACTGATAAAACTCCATTAATTCAACAGAATGCTTCAACGTTGTGTGAATTTAATAAAATTACTACATCTGTTACTAGCAATGTTATAGATTGCATGCATGACAAGTATGCAGATATTAAGTATCGTATTCCACAGTGGTTTACTATGCGTTGTGAAATAGGCTCTGCAGCAACAAATTCTGCAGAACTACCAGCTAATAGAGGCCATGTCCAACTTAAATCGCCTATAAAGAATACTACAATTATTTATAAAACTGTATTTGACGATGCTGAACATACTCTGTCATTGTCCACAACAGCATGGACACAAGTTACATTAGCCCATCGTTATTGTAAAATTACAGCTGAAAATGTTCTCGCTACAGGTGAAGCTTGGAACCCTTATAAGTACAATTTTGCTTCAAAGTATGTACCTTTAAGTTTGTCCTGCTTTAAGTCGTGTACAAAGCAAAGCATACAAAAATTAATGGGTTCAGGGTATACTGTAAATAATCTGAGCATCAAGCCTAGTGATTATTACACGCATAATAACATCTTTGACTGGCAGAGTAATGTCTCTTTACAGGTTATGTCTGATATTTCAGGCTTACGTAGTATCCGCCGTGTCGATGATGCTGACACTGTCGATGATTTAAATGACTTTGAATATATTTCAGATAACGGCTATACAGATGAAGAGCTGCTCAAAGAAATATTTCATGTAAATAGTAGCAACATACAATTATACTCTAGTGAGCAAGAACCTGTTGATTATCAAGATGTTTATGACGCTAATGGCACGTATATTGGTAGTACGTATACACGTGTGTCTGCAGTATATTCTGATGATGATTACTTATGGCCTTTTGAGTACGTACCTTGCTTTAATATTCTTATTGACGGTATATCTACACCTTGTTACTGGACAGATGGTATTAATGCTATCACTGAACTAAATGATTTCAAAGCTAAAGTTCTTGGAGCGTATACAGAATCTGAACGTCAGCATACATGGCTTGTTAATAATCCTAATTATAACAGGACTCGTAAAGTCTACACATTCAATACAGTGTATGATTTTGATTATATTGATAAAAAAGCACATCCAAATGAAACAGAATATAATTCACTTGTTACAGCTTGGAACCAAAATTGGAATAGCTGGTACCCATTGTATAGTTCGCCACAAGATAGCATATACCTAGAATCGTCTAATAAATATCTTAATTACAGTGATATTGTTACAGAAAGTAAAGAATTGTCTATTGCGTATGTTGCGCCTTGTACATGTAAAACATACACTTGTACTGAACAAGGAGCTTATAATGCAAAATATACAAATATTATACGCGTGTATATTTTCTGTTTAAATAAG